CCAGTGGTATAGTTTAGTTAGTGTCGTAAAACTATTATTCTCAACCAATAATGTTGAAATAATACTTCGACACTTCACAAGTTATGCAGATTGATTTTAACCCATCTCTAACCACAATACGAAAAATGAAACTTATCAATGCGATGAAGAAAAAGAAGACGTATGTACAAATAGCAAAAGAAATGGGATTGTCTCGTGGATACGTTATTATGTTGAACAATTATTATCGAGCACATTACTTTAAATAATATATGAATATTACAAAAAATACTGTTTTAACCGCAATGATGAAACGTCAAGCAAGTGTCATGAAAATATGGCGCGCGAACAGATTAAAATCTTTTTCATTTGATGCATTTGATGACGCTTTAAAAGCAATTAAAGAAAATACAGATACAGACTTTGAGTTACAGAAATATTTCAATATATAACACTATGAGCACTTTAACCAATTTCTCAATTCCAAAAGTCGAATTAAAACAACCTCGTTTCACGCACCATGAACGACAGATAGCGCAAATCATTGCATACCCAATTGCTCTTTTGTTAATGATTGCATTTTATCTATTAAAACTCCTTACGAAGTTATTATATAAAGCAAGACGTTGGATAGTTCGTGCCAGTATCTTTACTCTCGTTTTCTTCGTTGCTGGTTCAAATCTAACCCTCAGTGTCACAGCTCCCAAAGCACAAGCAGCATTAGATGGCAAATATATTGTTGAATCTTCTGTTGCAGGACAAAGCGCGAAGCTATCCAATGAAGAAAAAATCATCTATTCCTATCCACATGCAGACATTATTGATCGTATTTGGAATAACGAAACATCAAAAGGAAAAGCAACTGATCCAACAGGAATAAACGTGAAATGTGCAAAACGTGGCTTAACCAATGAGTTCGGATTTGATCCACAAGACAATTATTGTTTCACAACCTTTACTGTCGCTGTCGCACGAGTCAATGCATGGTTTGATACCTGCCTGTCAAACCATACACTCGCAGCGTGTTTAGAAACATATTCAGGAAATAGCAAAGCATATCTCTCAAGTTTTATTAATCAATAACTATGAATAAAGCATATTGTTCAGTCTGTAAGGGTTTAGATGATGCAAGCAGTGACTGTGAGCATTGCAATGGAACCGGGAAAGAACCTATGAACAAAGCACAAAAAGCTTTATATAAAGAATTTGAAGAAATACTCAATAAACCACTTATAGAATATGGCGAGTATGCAGGATTCAAAATTCTTAACGCATTAATTAAAGCTGTTGAGGAACGTGATGCTTATACTCTCGGAGAACTGGAAGAGCTACCAGATTTGAATCATGAAGAATATATCCAAAAATGTGTACGGAATATTACGAAATTACAGATTAAAAGTAGGATGCTGAAAACACTATATGAATAAAGGACAAAAAATATTATTTGCAACGTTGTCAAATTACATGTCTGAAGAGAAGTTATTGAAATATTTGCAACAAACCGGGTTAACAAAAACTGAATTAGAAAGTATTAAAGAAGAACGTTTAGAACTACGTGAAAACCGTATAACAAAGACAATGAAATATTTACAAGCAAAGGGGGTGAAATAGTATGAATGATTTTCTACCAGCAGCATATCAAGTCCCAACATCTCAAAGTAACTATATGAAATTTCAAGATGGAGAGAATCGTTTCCGCATCTTAACAAGTCCTATCTTAGGATTTGAAATATGGCAGGACACACCAGAAGGAGGACGAAAACCAGTTCGTCGTCCCATGAATCATCCATTTTCTGTTACTGAGATTCAAGATGGTGATCCGACAAATATCAAGCATTTCTGGGCGATGCCAGTTTGGAATTATGCGGAGAAAAGAATACAAATTCTTGAGATAACACAAAAAGGAGTACAGAAATCTCTTCTGGCATTAACATCTGATGAAGATTGGGGTAGTCCAGCAGGGGTAAATGGCTACGATATAGTCGTCACAAAATCAGGTCAAAAACTTGAAACAGAATATCAAGTCAATCCAAAACCAGCAAAAAAGTTAGAGAAAGACATTTGGGAACAATATACAAAAATGTCAATTCGACTTGAAGCACTCTATGACGGCGATGATCCGTTTAAAGTACAAGGCGGAGATATTGCACAAGACGCAGTAGATGCAGGTCTATAAATCTTCTGAAGGTCAGTTGGGCATTATTGCAATGAACTGACTGACTTTCAGAGCATTTATGAATAGTTGTTGGATGACTATGAATGACAAAATAAAAACATTACAGATTTTACGAGAAGCAGGAAAAGATGGCGTGCATAGCTTTATTTTAAATAATAAAGTTGGCACATTCAGAGCAGCAGCACGTGTAGCCGAATTGAAAAAACAAGGCTACGCAATTGTATCAAAACCAAGAGTAAAACTAGGTGGTGCTATAGGTTGCGTATATTATCTATTATCAGAGCCTATAAAAACCATACAAGAAGAAAAAGTCTGGGACTATTCAACAGGAAAAGCAAAACTCATATCTCAAACAACAACAGAAACTCAGGAAAATACAAAACACATACAAGGAGGGTTATTTTCATGAAGACACGAATACTACATTCTCGTATCTATACTGACTCATTCTTTATGGAATTGTCTTCTATAGAAAAATTGCTCTTTATCTATTATCTGACGAATGATGCTGTAAATATTATTCATTGTTATGAATGTCCAGATAAAAAAGTACAAAACGAAATAGGGGTATCTATACCTCTTATAAAGAGGTATCAAGAAAAAGTTGAAAAAGCGGGGAAGATGTTTTTCAAAGATGGATATGTTTTTCTAAAAAACGCCTCTAAATACGAAAGCTATACAGGCGTGTTAAATGAGAAGGCAAAAGAATCATTACTAGATCAATTATCTGAAGAAATTAGAAACTGGTATGAAGGGAGTATGAAGGGGGTATATATACCCACTATAAATCAGAAATCAGAAATCATAAATCATAAATCAGAAGAAGAGGGGATTGTTAAGGGGAGACTCGATTTACCGATAGAAACGCTACAAGGAATAGCAGATAAACAACAAGTTCCTCTAAGTTTCGTATTAAGCAAGCAAGAAGACGTGAATAACTGGGTAGAGGAAAAACCCACCCGCGCAAGGGGTCGTGATTTGCGGAAAACCCTCGTAGTGTGGGTGAAAAAAGACGCTATAAACATCAGAAAGGAGGCACATGGAAAATCGAAACTTACAATCATCTCGCCAGATCCAGATTGGGTCAGTACCAGCTAAATGGCAGGAGAGATTTCTTATTAAGCGAATTGACGACGATGATATAGAAATCAGCTTACCAGAGCATGATGCAATCTTACACGCATTAGCAAATGGTGAACGATTTGTTCAGGTACGAAAGTATACGCTTATGCTCAACGCGATTAAAAGCATCGAGCCGAAATGGGGAGAAAGAAATATTCCTCCATGTCCTAAGGCAACTTTAGAATATGTTAAATACATTGATGGGAGAGCCATAACTACATATGAGAATCAGAAAGAGGTTGATGAATGGCATAAAATCTTTGATGAAAGGACGTTGCTATGAAAAAAATAAATAAAAAAGCACTTAAGGCTAAAGCAGATAGACTATTTAGCTTTACTATTCGTAATCGAGATATCTGTCAATTACGAGGCCTTGATACGATAACCTGTTCAAACACTTTGCAATGCATGCACATCATTTCACGAAGTAACCATGCGTTACGATGGGACGAGATGAATGCTTTATGTGGCTGTTCTGCTCATCATATGTTTTACACCAATCATCCTTGGGAGTTTGTTGAATTAATCAAAACTAACTTCCCTGAAAATTATCAATACGTGAATAGTAAACGAAATGAAATTTGGAATAAAGATATAGACGTAGTACTTGAAAGATTATGAAAATTACACAAGAAGGATTTGAAATTGACTTTACTCCAATTATTCGCTTTTGGTGGAGATTACGCTGTAGATGCGAGGAGTGTGGAGGAAGTATTATCGAGTGGGATTATAAGCATGCATTTTGTGAGGATTGCAGAAAAGAGTATTAACTATGAAATATATATTACAAAAATTAGGTTTTAGATTTTGCGAATGTTGTAATAGTTTATTTTGCTGGAGGTTTTAAAGAGTATGAGAGAGATCAAGTTCAGAGCGAAAGTACTAAACATTCCAGACATGGAAGGGGAATGGGAAACCACAGACGAGGTGGGGTTTGTCAACTTCTTTCATGCGTTAAAACAAGGCGATCTGGATGAAAAGACATTTGGAGAATACACCGGTCTGAAGGACAAGAAGCGCACTAAAGAGTTTCCTGAAGGTCAAGAGATCTACGAGGGGGACATTCTTGAGTTTGATGTCGAGGAATGGGCAAGTGCAGAAACAAACAAGTTCGCAGTGAAGTGGGATAAGAACTATGCATGCTTCACGGGTAACGGGGTAGTCACCGAGTGGCGAGAGTTCTGTGAAGCTATCGGCAACATCTACGATAACCCAGAATTACTAAAATAAAATATGAATAAAAACGAATGGAAAGAAAAGGTCATAGAAATGTTAGATTTAAGAGCACCTATCTATGGTGGAAGAGGCGGAAAGGGAATTGATGCAGTATCAGATATTCTTACTCTCATGTGTGATTTCGCCGAAAAAGAAATTATAGGAGAAGATGCAGAAGAACCTATAAATGTGGAGCATCCAGATTATGAATTCTTTGTCCATGAAACAGCAGTGAAGAATGAATTAAAGAAAGAACAACGTCAACGCATTGCTGAATGGAGGGAAAAGAATATATGAAATACATTTATACTTCAAAAAAATATGAATTATGGCCTACCGAGCAGAAAGTTTGTAATGAATGCCATAATCTAATAAAAACGTTAAATGAACACCTTCTTTGCCAAAAAGAATTTAAAAAAAGTTATCCTTTGCCTAAAGATTATAAAAAGTTATCAAAACTACTATGAAGACACCATCAATCACGAAGCAAGAGATATTAGCAAAATATCGAGAGAGATTTAACGATTTTCCTACAAGCGCAATGTGGTATGAACCTGTATTAGACTTTCTCTCTCAATCCCTTGACCGTGTTGCACAACAGACGAGAGAAGAAACGATTGAGGAGATACGATCACATATCAAACCATTAGCTGATATGGAAGCAGCTTTAAGAGAGATGGACAAGCTCACCTCTCAGGAGAAAAAGGAAGCATGTAGATGCGAAGGTCATAAGAAATGCTTAAATCATGACGAATTTTGTAACTGTGAGAAAAAGGAAGAATGATATGAAAACTGAATATATAACGATGAGGCAATTAATGCGTGAGTATATGAAAATTGCAGAGAAGGTAAATAACAGTGAGAAAACATACATTGTTATTTCTGGTAATGTTCCTATCTTCTCCATTTCAAGAATAGGAGATAGGGAATGGATATTAGAAGAAAGAATAACTAAGCTTGAAGACAAAGTAATGAGTTGTGATATTTGTAATATTTAATCTATGCTGATTGCTCATGGATTGTATGGGGAAGCTATGTGTCTAATTAACATGTAATGGCTAAATCCCGAACGTGCAATCCATGAGGAGTTAGGATGAGGTGGAAGAAGAATCACTTTTAGAACTAGAAAGGTGGGTGAATTATGAAAACATTAGAACAAAGACTTGAAAATCTAAACGATATTATAAAAATACAATGCTCACGGGGAAATGGTGACTACGATCAATACATGCACGGATTAGCAAATGGTCTGATTATGGCTAGAAGTTTATTTACAGATGAAGAGCCAGAATTTATGGAAGCACCTGCAAAATGGGGCAAGGATCATCCGTCATGGTTTATAAAGCTGAAATGGAAATTGTTTCCTAGATCAATGTTAGCAACAAGTGGATCACAGGGAGAGAATGAGCCTATCTAGGCCGAAAAATAAGTGTTAGTAAGACCATGAGGAGTCAGCATCGTGATTGAAAGCAAGACAGTGAGTTAAACAGCACTCAGAGGCGTTACGACGAACACAGGCGGTACCTGAGGTTGTGGAAGGGGACGTCCCGACTGGCTTAAAGGCCAGGAGCCTAACCAGCGTCTTGCTTTGAGTCACGATGAAAGACCATTGAATGCAGGAAGGTTTGAATAGTTTGCGTCTATGCGGTGTTACCGCACATAAAAGAATCGATAGTAGACACAAGCGTTGAAGCGAACCTTCTTGCATTGAGGAGTCTTTTATGAAAGAAAACTTTATACCAATTGATGTGAGAGATTTTAGAATCATTGACCAACGTGAGATGTTGAGTGAGGCAGCGTTAAGCCGTCAACGTGTCGAAAGTGCAAAAGGTAAACCAATGATTAATCGTAGTGTATCTGAAAAGCGGTTGGGATTAGAGGTGTCTCCTCGAAAGAGATACAAAGCGCGTCAGAAAATTGATAGAAAAGTACAGTGAAAAGTATAATAAGCTAGATATGAAAAAATATATTGCTTCACCAGGAATAGCTCTTATTCAACCACTTGCAGAAAAAAATACAACGCTTATTCTTACTAATCTGAAAGAAGGACGCATAATTCGAGGAAAAATTATTGATATGGGGCTAGATGACACGAATAATTATGGTGGGAAAATTGAAGCAAAAAATTATGGGAGAAACGGGGATATTGTTTGGTTTCTCTCATATTATCAAGAAGGTGGTTATGACAAGGTAAAACTTGATGGTGTTGAGCATTATCTCGTGAAATGGGGAGATTTTAGATTACAAGAGAAATAATATGTCACATATAAAAACAGAATTATTATTTAATAAAGAAGCAAAAGATAGTCTACTTCGTGGAGTCAATATCATGGCTGATGCTGTCTCTTCAACGCTTGGCCCTCGTGGACAAAATGTTGCGTTAGCGAAATATGTGCCCAACAATGGTGAAATATATCAACGCGTTGTCATTCATGATGGTGTGACAGTGGCTAATTTTATTGATTTAGAAGATGAATTTGAAAATATGGGCGCGCAATTATTAAAACAAGCGGCACAAAAACAGGTTGACATTGTTGGCGATGGAACAACCGCTGTCATGATACTTGCACGAGCAATTATCCAAGAGAGCATGGAATTAATTGCGTCCGGCGTGAACCCTATGGCGCTTCGGAAAGGACTCGAGCAAAGTTCTGAACGATTAGTAAATCAGTTAGAGCAAATGGCAAAACCTGTGAGTGGCGTAAAAGACATGGAGTATATCGCTACCATCTCGGCAGAAGATGAGGAATTGGGAAAACTTGTTGCGAAAACATTAGATAAAGTGGGAAAAGATGGAGTGGTGACAGTTGAGGAATCAAAGAGCCAATTCACAACAGTCGATCATCAAGAAGGAATGCAATTTGACCGTGGGTTTATTCATCCATGGTTTATTAACAATCCAAATCGTGAAGAAGCACGATTAGAGAATGCGTATTTTCTTATTACTGACCTGTCCCTTACCACCCTTGCTCCCTTAGCTGCGTTTTTTGAGTCATTATTAAAAAAATCAAATATATTAGTTATCATCTCTCCTGATATTTCAGGTGAAGCTCTCCCATTACTTATTAAAAATAAAATGGAAGGGAAATTATTTAGTATTGCTATTCAAGCTCCCTCTTTTGGACAAAATCAAAAAGATATCCTGCAAGATTTAGCTATCTTAACAGGTGGGACATACATTTCAGGAGATGCAGGATATAAGTTGGATGATATAACAATTGAACATTTAGGATTTGCTGAATATGTTGCTTCCACAAAAGACGCAACAGTTATTGTCGGTGGAAGCGGTACGAAAAAATCCATAGCTGAGCGCGTTGAATCAATGAAGACAAGTCTTCTGACAACGGATGGTGATTTTGATAAAGAACAACTCAAAGCGCGTATAGGGAAACTTACATCAGGTGTCGCAGTAATTCACGTAGGTGGACACACAGAAGTAGAGATGAAAGAACGGCGAGAACGTGTTATTGATGCAGTGGCAGCTACCAGAGCAGCTATGGAAAAAGGTATTGTCGCAGGGGGTGAAATAGCATATTTACATGCGCGGAAGTATCTTGGTGATCCAAGGGGACTACATGACATAATTCTCTACAATGCACTCTATCAACCATTTTATAAGCTTATTCATAATGCAGGATTATCTGAGGTAGATTGTGCTTTAGCTCTCCAAAAAAAGAGAGAATCATGGGGAATTGATGTCACTGATGGAAAAGCAAAGGATATGATAAAAAACAGAATAGTTGATCCGGTCCTTGTCCCTATGCATGCAATACGAAATGCAGTGAGTGTTGCAATCCAGATTATGACGACGAATGTTATTGGTGTTCCGAAAATTATAGAGAAAATATAAAGAGAGGTGATAGAGATATGAAAAAATGCAAGAAGCATGGAAAGGTATCCTGCAAAAAATGCGGAAAGAAGTAATCAATGAAGAAGCATCTTTGCGTTTCCTGTCGGAAAACCAATAGACAGGTACACCCAATTTTAGGAGTGTTGCCCTATTGTCAGTCTTGTCAGCTCTTGCAAGATGCTTCAATTAAGAAAGTGCCAGAAATGGCAGGGGAAAGTATTAAAAATAATCGGGAAATGCATTGGGATGATATTCACCCAGCACATTATAAGGGACATGCGTCAAGAGAATTCTTAGAGAAATATGGAAAAAAAGCAATGCTTCGGCAAGGCTTTAGTGAGAAGGAAATAAAAGAAGCAAAATACGTTTATAATTCTGATCGCTATTATAAGAGACATGCATAGCATGAATGAGAAACTTATTCTAAAATGACAAACGAACAGCTGCCTAGGCCAAATTGGAAAGTCGGTGAGATAATACGCCATAAATCAACAGGGCATCCATATCTCGTGCAACACATTTATAAGTTCGTTTCTACACTTGTTATTGATCTTTGTGATCCCCAAACTCCTATACCAGGCCTTTTTATTCTTCCCAGAAATTATGATGATTACGCCACAGATACCTGTTTTCAAGTAAAAAGTACACTCAATCCTACAATTGAATATACACACACAGTTGATAATCCATTTCATAAAAAGGGCTATACAGGAGAATTTGCACAAATATGAGTGACGGTTTTATCATTACCTTTATTTCCTTTATCTGGTTTGTAACAGGATTCTTTGTTGGTTATATTAATTCTGAGAAGAAAGATATGAAGGAGTTTATTGATGAAACAGGTAAGACTATTAAAATAGAAGCAAAGAAATTGATGATGCCTTCTGCACCAACAGGAAGAATTAAGCCAATAACAGCTCAAGAAGCATGGAAGCGTAGTCAAACACCTGAGAGAAAAGAAGCACAAGAGGCTATGAAGGAGACGTTAGATACAATACCCGATCTTGTTAAAGCAAAAGAATTGTTACAGTCAATGAAACAAGAGGAATATCAAAGGGGGTGATTATATGAAAATCAAAGTGAAAAAGGGAGCATTACACAAAGAATTAGGAGTCAAACAAGGCAAAAAACTCACATCTAAAGAACTTTCAAAAGCAAAGAAATCAAAAAGTCCATTAGAAAGAAAGAGAGCAACATTTGCCGAAAATGCAAAAAAATGGAACAAAAAGTAAAACACTATCAGGAGCTATTTGGTTTGACGAATTGGAATATTAACGTAAGACATTTTCCAACCCTCAACCAGACAGCTCGAACTGTAGCAGATCCGAGATATTACCATGCTACAATTGATTTTAAAGATGAAAACCCTGAAGAATGGGTAATCTTGCATGAGATGATTCATGTTGTGATGGCTCTGTATGACTTCTACTGTGATAATGTGTTGCCTATGGAGCATCAAGAGATTATCATGACGGGAAGAGAAAGCGTGGTATCAGAACTTACAACTATTATGATGAGGATAATGAAATAATATGGAAGAAAATAAAGTAGGCAGACCATTAAAATTTAAAACAGTTGAAGAATTACAAACAGTTATTGATGAATATTTTGATTGGTGTGATAATCGGACGAAAAAGATTTGGGATGATAAAAACATGAAAGAATATATGATTACTGACCCTGCGCCATATACCATGAGTGGCCTTGCGAGAAGAATAGGATTAAGTCGCCAAGCTCTTATGGAATATTCTCACAAAGATGAATTTGGTGACGCTATAAAAGCAGCTCGACAAAAAATTGAAGAAGACGTCGAAACACGAATGAATAGTAAGGATACATTTACGCCAGGACTTATCTTTAACGCAAAGAATAATTTTGGTTGGAAAGATAAAACAGAAACAGATATTACAACAGATGGAAAACCATTAATAAAGTTTGATGAAAGAATTACAAATTACGGATTTAATCAATCCACAACCAAAGCAATTGACAGCGTTACAGACGCTCTTAAATCCACAGTGTAAATATCTTCTCTACGGTGGATCAATGGGTGGTGGCAAAAGCTATCTACTTCGATGGGGCGCACTCGCTTATCTTCTGTATCTGCATTTGAAAACAGGCATTCGAGATATTCCAGTTGGGCTTTTCTCTGAAGATTATCCAACACTCAAAGACCGCCAAATCAGCAGAATTGAACGAGAATTCCCGAAATGGCTCGGAGAATTGAAGGATAATAAAATTGATGGACTGGCTTTTTTTATTGCTCCTGAGTATGGTTCAGGAAAGATTCTCCTTCGTAATCTTGATGATCCATCAAAATACATGTCAACTGAATTTGCGGGAGAATTTGTTGAGGAATTGACACGAAATACTGCCCAGACATTTATGGATTTACGTAACAGACTACGCTACCCTGGTGTTGATGAAGTAAAGTTCATGGGTGCGACTAATCCAGGAGGTGTCGGGCATGGATGGGTACGAAAATACTTTATTGATAAAAACTCAGGCGATTTAGAGCAGAATAGATTTTTCTATGTGCATGCCAATGCGTATGATAATGAGTACATTTCAAAAGAATATATCAAACAATTAGAGAGTTTGCCTGAACAACAGCGCAAAGCATTTTTAGAAGGATCATGGGATATATTCGCTGGACAATATTTCACTGAATTTAATCAAAATCAACATGTTATTAACCCCTTTATTCCACTCAAGGGATCACTTATTGTGGGTGGTATGGATTGGGGAAGAACAAAACCATTTGCTTTTTATCTTTCCACAGTGACGAAAGCGTTTTTTACCAATGAAAAAAGCGACACAACAACATTCTATAGAATTAAGACATTTCTTGAAGTCTATGGCAATGAAAAAAACCCGCATGAATGGTCTGAGGTTATAAAAGAAAAAATGAAGACATATAATCTTACCCTTGATGATGTTACATGGGTACAAGCAGACCCTGCTATTTTTAATAAATCAAATGATATGTCTGATTCTATCAGAGATCAATTCTATGCTGCAGATAATCGTTGGCGACTATTAAAGCCTGGTTCAAATGATCGAATCCCTGGCTGGCAAATTATGCATAAATGGCTCTCTCTTGCGCCTGATAATCTACCATATTGGCAATCGACAGCAAATTGTGTCAATCTCATACGAACCTTGCCACAACTCATTCATGATGAGAATGATGTGGAAGATGTTGAATCAACACGAAAATTAGGTATTGATGATGACGCAGGCGACGCATGTCGATATATGCTCAAAGCGTTGAAGTGGATCGAGGGGACAACAGGGCAAATTAACCCCAAAACACCAACGCCTGAAGGCAACGCGTCTAAATTTTATGGTTCAAATGAGAATATGGAACACCACGTCATAAGTCTTGATAAATTTAGATAAGTACACCTAAATCTATAATATATCTACATGCAAGTACGTATTCGCGGTGTCTCTTCTGATATTTTTGTGTCAACCGTTTTGTTGTCACACAATAAAAAAGATCCGAAAAATCTCTATCTTTTTCGTTGTTATAAATGCGGCAATCCAATTAGCCAAGTACAAGGAAATATTACTGCTATCTCTGCTGGCTATA